GCTAAACCAAAATAGAACGAATAATACTATAAAAATTGTAAGTTTATAATAAGTAAGTATTTTAAAGGGCAGTCCACGAATCCTGTATTACGCCTGTGTAAGGAGCAATACGGGGTGGACCAACGACCCAACCGAATTGAAAATCGTCTGAGGCCGCCTTAAAGACCTCGATACGTGCACGACGCGCGTTGCCATCCGGTATAGTCAACGCACCGGACTCATAAGCAATGAGAACTTCATTGTTATTGAGTGCAGGTAGGTCGAAATTTGTACCACTGGCAACAGGAAAATCGGGCCCATATATGGGTTGCATTTGAGTATTTGTAAAATACGGTGCTTTTATCTCATGTGCAAAGTTGAGATGTGTTTGAGTAGTGTGCGTAAAAGCACCGCAATCATACGGTATAAAATTAGTACCCAACAACTGGGTGGTAGCAGAGAAGGTTGGAATTTTGCGTAAGACGCTCGTTGAGCGAATTTGCGCATTCTCTGTCTCTACAATCTTAATCCCACCCTGTGTGAAAGGATAAGCGGCTGAACGAGTCATGATCTTGAAATTGAATCCGCCACGGAAAAACCGGTACAAGTAGGAAAAATATTCTACAGGAACCATCAGCTGTCCGACAGGCTGTTGATCAATTTGCGTGATTACACCTAAGGATGATGCAGGAATGTTAATTTGAACATTTGGTTGGACAATGTCCCCAGCGTATTTGACATTTGAGCGCTTGCACAAGGTACGAAGATTTAAAACCTTCTCGCCTACACACAAAGCTGCAGCTTCAACCATGGACATTTTCCCCATGCCAAACATGGCAGCCGCATCTCCAAAGTCATTAAACCCCTTCGTTTGGTCATCCTCATTGACTTGCGCTGACATAACAGGTGCCAGTCTTATAGGAAGCCATTTGTTCATAGTGGGCCGCGCTAGTTCAAAATCTGAGCCACCTGCGAGCCAAACATTAATTTCAACAGTGGAAGAAACAGTACTTGGAGCCACCAACGGATTAAGCACAGAAATTGCGAGAATTCCTCCGGCAGTGCGAGATTTATTATCGTCACTAGCCTGATCCGTAGACAACCAAGGTACCGCCGATGTAAATGGTACCTCAAATTCGATTTCGTTGGAAGTTCGAAGATCCAATATCCAAGAATAACCATGATCATAATCATAGTCGTCTGATTCAGTATTTCCTCCTGGGACATACGATATACGCAGTCTACCAGAATGATATGCAGTTTTAGCAACTTGAATCTTGTATTTCATTGAACCACGCCACAGATCAAAAGCGCTCGCAACATATCCCACCATTGTTGATTCCAGGTAAGGATACGCTATTCCGCCCACTGTTTGAGAATCAAAGTGCATATCCATAGGATGCACAAAGAAACGCAACAAGTCATCGGAGTCAGCCACGTCCCATTCAAAAGTTCGGCGCAGCACGGAACGACTAGTGAGATATGATATGTCCATCTCATCAACATCCGTACCAAAAACATCCACGCGGCCTTGTATAGAATTGGTTGGCATTGTAGCAAGGATAGTACCCTCGTCTATGCCCTCACCATGTGTATACGCGACCGCAGGTAAGTTTAGATACTTGCAAGGAGCGGAAACTGAAGCTGGCTTACTGAGTCCAACTGCACTTGCAGTGTGAGCCGCTATCTTTGACATCCACGTGAGTGGCGCGAAAGCATCACCTATATAGGGTAGGCCCTCGGCCGCACTTGAGAATGCCGCAAATTTAGTAGTAATATCAGATATGATACCAGTCTTTGACTTGTCTTCCTCCTCAGTATTTATTTGCGCTTTCATTGGTGGTACCACAAGCCGAGCAGCTGTAGGTACACTAATATCTAGATTTTCAAACCATGCAAAGATAGAAACAGGAGCAGAACCTGCGACACCAGAACGCAATTGGTTCATGATATCAAGGTACATAGTGCCCATTTCATTAATAGAGTTAGTAAGATTGTAATGATTATAAGGGTTAACATATGGTATTCTTAATTCTATAACGTTACCAACTGATGCATCTAAAATAGCATGTGGGAAAGCAGTTTTAGCGGTGAGATAATCATTGGCAGTGCCACGATTGCCCACAACTTCACCTAGAGGGGAGAAGTAAGCAAGCAATTTGCCCGCCTGAAATGGAGTAGTATTGGCAATAATTCGCACACATATATCTGCGCGCATGAAAGTGAAGTTAGCTAACTTACTCGCAACGATAGCCTTTTGCAACAAAACATCCGGGAATGTAAAAGTAGCAATACGCGTGTTATTCACATCAAGAGATTGCCAGGTCACTGTCTGCAATAAAGCAGGACGCGCCAAAATGTCCTCAAGTGTGTGCGTACGCACTTCACGACCGGACGCATATGCTACAGGTGCCAACGGTGTCATTCCGGGCAGCATAGCACGTTGCGTGGACGTATCATCTAAGTAAGTTAAAATTTCTTGCGAAGAAGCTCCCATACCTTTATTCGCAGTTTCTTGTAAGGTAGTGGGGTTGTTCATAGTTCCAGAAGACGATTGAGTATTTGTGTTTGTGTTTGTAGCAAGTTAATTGTTTAACAACTTAGGAATGCGATAACTTAGTCAACAAACCAGTTGGATCGGATCAATATCCTTAAATTATAGTGGCAAACATTGATCAATAGAGGTAAATACCTCTCCACTGGCGCACAGTGACAAAAAGTATTTTGCGCCACTCGGGTCCGTCACTTCAGTATTAACGATCATATGACTGAAGTCCATGCCCAAGATTATTGTTCCATTCGGGAATCCACCCATGATTGAAAGGGTGGTTGCTTGCGTAAATGGATACGGCAAGCGTTTTTGATTTGTTTCATTTTAGTGTTATACACGCTCTCCGGATAAAGGGAAAGTTCGTGCATAGCGACTGCAATGTTCTCGATCGTAGATTCTTCAATATTTAAGGTCCCACGCACCCAATTTATCATTTCCATAATTACGCTCATCTCTAAACAACCATGATATTGACGAGCAACATCATCCCATGTAAAGGAACGCTTTAGGAAATTGACTTGATCGAGTGAACGAAACGGGATAGTGCTATCACCTTTATCTTCCATTGTATATTTCATACCGATTTTCTCATACCCTTCACCAATTGTTACTTGGTTAAAAAGGTCGATGACATTGTCCGAGATATTCAAGACATTGTCATCTCCGTACGAAATCATACATACTTCTTTGGTGAACGAAGTTAAGGAGCGATATTCGGTGTCTTTCATAGTGTTCAACCACACAATTCGCATCGAGATGGAATTGTAACAACTATTAAGAATTACGGTCATAGGGTTGCCCGAAGGCTGTGAATGGGTCCACTGGTAAAGATTATCGCGGTATATATGAATAGAACTGACTATGTCTTCCCAAAGAACTGTCCGTATTAGACAATTTTCAGGGCCATCATCGTACCATTCATTAACCATGTCCAAAATCCCATGCATAATTT